GGACACAAAACCAAATCACATATTGTGGTTGCCAAACAAGGCGACAAAATTAAAACCATCCGCTTTGGACAACAAGGCAAGACTGGTGATAAAACCATGACTAAGCGTGCCAAGTCTTTTAAAGCCAGACACGCAAAAAATATTGCTAAAGGTAAAATGTCCGCAGCGTATTGGGCAAATAAGGTGAAGTGGTGAGAAAGTTTAAGAAAGTACCAAAGACTAAAGGTGGCGTGCCCAAGAAGTATGTAAAAGGCGCAAAGAACCCAAAGGCAAGGGAGAAAGAAATAAAAAGAACTGCTAAACTATACAAACAAGGTAAATTAACCCCAGCTATGATGAACAGAATATCTAAACAGAGAAGCAAAAGTGGCAGGAAGTAAGCAAGCGACTATAGATAAATACGCTAAGTCTAGTGGTATTTCCAAAGGCACTTTGTCAAAAGTTTATAAACGAGGTCTTGGAGCTTATTATTCTTCAGGATCTCGACCAGGTGTATCTGCACATCAATGGGCGGCTGGCAGAGTACGATCTTTTGCTACAGGCAAAGGTGGTGCTAGAAAAGCCGATGCAGATTTACTCAGACCAAAACGTAAAAAGAAATAACTATGTATCATTCAAAAAAGAAAAAAACTAAAAAATCAAAAACTAAACCTAAAACTAAAAAGAGGTATTAATCATGCCCTACAGCAAATATTCTCCAAAACAAAAGAAGTTAGCTAGAGTAGCTAAACCTCGTAATAAAATTACTGGTGCTGATTTTAAAAAGTTAAAAGCTAAAAAGAAAAAGAAATGAAGAAAAAACTAAAAGCACCTAAAGGCTATCACTTTATGAAGTCTGGTAAGACTTATAAATTGATGAAGCATGAGGGCAAATTCAAACCACACAAAGGAGCTAGTCTAACTGCTGAGTTTGAGGTGCAAAAAACTCATGGTTAAGACAAGTGGATTTTGAGCAATATTATGTTGAATTATCTTTATTATTGGCAAGCGTATTAGGCGGACTTGCTCTTAAAGACTATTCGGTATCATTCATCAAAGGTCTTAAATTCAAACTCAATTCACAATTCAACGAAGGCGATAAAGTCTTACTCGATGGCGAACAAGCCATGATAATCAAGATTGGTATGGGAACAACTGTCTTTGGTGTATATTCAAAAGATGGTTATACTTGGCGTTACATTAGCAATACCAAGATAGAGAGTTTAAAATTGGAGAAGATAGTTGATAAAGATTTACACGCTGACTCAGCACATGAGAAAGCTATGAAACTTAAAAATATATTAGAGGGCAAAGCAGATGATTGATAAATTTTTTAAACCCATTAGTGATCTAATTGGCAAAGCCATACCTGACAAGACTAAGCGTATGGAACTAGAAGCCAGTATCAAATCACAAATGATTGATTTGCAAAAAGCACAAACAGAAATAAATTTAGAACAAGCCAAACATCCTAGTATTTTTGTTTCGGGAAGCAGACCTGCAATCCTTTGGATTTGTGCATTAGGTCTAGCTTGGCAATTCTTTTTAGCACCTTTGATGAATTGGGCAGTAGTTATTTCAGGCTCAACAATTCAACCACCAGTAATTAATACCGAAGGACTAATGACTTTGACTTTATCTTTACTTGGTCTTGGTGGTTTACGAACTGCTGAAAAATGGAAAGGTGTTGCTCGTAACAACATGAAAGAAGAAAATGTTAAAGACGTACTAAGACCTTGATATGGTTTTTATGACAGAAATACCAGCAGTCTTATCAGATAAGAGCGTTAGGATATTTGAAGGCCCATTGGTTTATGC